GGCGACCACGTTCCCGACCGATCGATGATCGAGGCGTCCGCCGACTTCATGGAGAACGGCGCTGCGGTGAACGTGAACCACGCAGGCGATGACGTCGGGCCGGTCGTGTTCGCGATGCCCTACACGAAGGAGGTCGCGAAGGCGTTCGGGCTGACCGATGCCGACCCGAAGAAGGCCTGGACGGGCCTGATGGTCGCGGCGCGGCCGACGCCGGGCGTGCTCAAGCGATGCGTCGCTGGCGAACTCAAGTCGTTTTCGATCGAGGGTGAGCGCGTCGAGCACGAAGTGGTCGAGGCCGACGAGGACGGGACGTAATGGGAACGCACGGGCCTGGCAAGAAGCGGATCCTCCGGTCGTTCACCCTGACGAAGCTCGCGCTCGTCGACGACCCGGCGCAGGAGGGCGCGGACATCGTGTTGCGTAAGCGCAACCTCGAGAAGGCCAAGTTCGCGGTGATGACGTCGAGCGACGAAGGGCACTCGCACCTGGTCGAGGAGTGGAGCGATGCGGGGCCCTACGCCGGCACGACGTCATCGGCCACGATGCCGGGCGAAGAGCATTCGCATTCGCACCCGTGGCAGATCCTCGACGACGGGTCGATCGAGGTCGGCGAGAGTGCAGGCCACGCGCACACCATCGACGCAACGAAGATGCTCGCGGCGATGAAGTCGTGGGCGCTGCGCACGTCAGCGGAACAGGCGCGCTACGCCGCTGAGCGAGCGGCGTACGCCCACAAGCGGAATCAAGGCAACCCCGCCGCCGATGAAGCGCGGGAAGACGATGCCGCCCGAGAAGGCGGCGGTCAAACGGAGACGAAGATGACGAAGCAAGTCGAGAAGACCGCCGACGACAAGGCGGCACCGGACGCCACGGCGGTGGCGAAGATCGAGCTGCTGGAGAAGCGGCTCGTCCGCCAGGAGGCGGTGGCGAAGCTCAACGATGCAGGCAAGGAGCACCTGGCGAAGCTCGCCGACGATCCCGCCCGCGATCGGTTCCTCGCCATGCCCGAGGCGGACCAGGCCGCAGAGCTGCGCAAGGCGGCGGTCGCTGCCCTCGAGGCGGACCCGATCGAGTACGTCGCGAAGTCCAACGGTCGCACGTACCGCCGGAGCGCCGGCGCCGACGTGATCGATCTCGCGAAGCAGCTCGACACGGAGCGCGCGGCACGTCTCCTGACCGACACCGCGCTGCGCAAGTCGACCCTGCTCAAGCGCGCAGAGGCGGAGCTGTCCAACCTGCCCGGGACCGTCGAGGAGCGCGCCGAGCTGCTCGCCGCGGTCGAGTCCCACGCCGGAGGCAACGACGAGCTGCGCAAGAAGATGCTCGCCGCTCTGACGGCGGGCAACGCCGCCGTGAAGAAGGCTTTCGTCAAGGCCGACGGCACGACGGAAGGCGCCACCGCCGGCACCGGCGCCGCCGCCGCCAAGCTGGACACGCTCGCGAAGGCGCGCCAGAAGGAGAAGGGTCTCGACTACTTCGCTGCCTACGGGCAGGTCGCAGACGAGAACAAGGACCTCGCGGAAGCCGCACTGGCGAGCGAAGAAGCGGAGGGCGAGCTGTGACCGGAACCGAACTGAACCCAACGGTCACCTTCCAAGCCGGCGCGGCCGTCGGGAAGCACCGCTTCGTCAAGCTCACCACGTCGACGGCGGCGATCCTGCAGGCGCGGGTGATCCAGGCCGCTGCCGCCGGCGACGACGCCGTCGGGATCTCCTGCGAGGAGGTCACGGCCGCCGAGGTCACCGCGGGCCAGCTCGCGATTGCTTGCGTCTTGCCTGGCTGCAAGACGTGGCTGATGAGCGGGGCCGCCATCGACACTTCCGCGGGCGTCGTGCCGCTGACCAGTGACGCCACCGGCCGCGGTGTCGCGGTAGCGGCCGCCGGCGATCGCGTTCTCGCGTACGCCATGGAGAGCGCCGCTGCCGCGGATGTCCGCATTCAGGTTCTCTTCTTGAAGGGCGGTAGCCATCGCGACGCCTGAGCGCCGCGCGCGGCTCCTTACAAGGAAACCAAACACATGCCTACCACTCTTCGCCGACCCCTGCGCAAGGGGCTGACGTCTCCGCTCGCGGGTGACGTCCACGTCAACACGCTGCTGACGAACTTCTCGCAGCTCTACATGCAGAGCGCGGACAACTTCGTCGCGATGCGTGCCTTCCCCAACGTGCCTAGCGTCCACCAGAGCGACCTCTATCAGGTCTGGGACCGGCACTCGTTCAACCGCGACGAGGCCGAGGAACGCGCGGACGGTACCGAGTCGCAGGGCGTCGACTTCGATCTGTCGACCTCGCCGTTCTTCGCGAAGGTCTACGCCGTCCACAAGGACGTGACCGACCGGCAGCGAGCGAACGCCGACTCGCAGATCAACCTCGAGCAGGCCGCGACGCGGCTCGTCTCGCACAAGCTGCTGATCAAGCGGGAGCGCATCTTCGCTGCTCGGTTCATGGGGACGGGCATCTGGACGACCTCGCTCGTGGGCAACGCGGCGCCTGGCGCCGGGCAGTTCCTGTTCTGGTCTGCGGCCGCAAGTGAGCCGATCGCTCAATTCCGCGATCAACGCCGTGCGGTGCAGATCCTCACCGGCGGCTACATGCCCAACAAGCTGCTGATCGGGCGAGGCGCGTGGAACACGCTGCTGGAAAACGACAGCCTGCTCGGCCGGGTGATCGGCGGCGCGACGACCGCGATGCCCGCTGCGGTCACGCGGCAGCTCATCGCCTCGCTTCTCGAGCTGGAGGAAATCTTCATCATCGACGCGGTCTACACGACCACGAAGAAGGGCGAAGCCGTGCAAGTGTCGACGGGCATCGCCGACGACGACGCGCTGCTCTACTACGCCCCGAACACGATCGGCGACCAGCCGAGCGCCGGGACGCAATTCTCGTGGACCGGCTACACCGGTGCCACGCCCAGCGGGAGCCGCATCAAGCGGTTCCGGATGGAGGAGACCGAGTCGGACCGGATCGAGGGCACGAGCGCCTTCGGCTATGAAGTCACCGGGCCCGATCTCGGCGTGTACTTCTCGAACGTCACCGCGCCGTAAGGCGGCAACGGCGCCGGCCAGGGGCCGGCGCCGATTCCAAACCAGAGCCGAACCGATGCAGCCCTTTTCCTTGCAGCGCCGACACGGGATCGTGTGGGTGCGGCCCTACCGCCTCTCGGCCGGCTCGCCGCTGTCGGTGCCGGGCACTCCGGTCGAGGGGCTCAAGGGCTACCAGCTCGCGGTTCTGTGGCGGCGCAAGGTGATCGGCTACGCCGAAGACAAGTGGGTCGCGAGCCGCATCGAGGCGTGGAAGGCCGAGAACGAGAAGGACGAGGAGGCGGCAGCGTCCGAGATCGCGTCGCGCGAGGAAGCCGACGCAGGCGCTGGCAGGGCCAAGCACCAGCCGAAGACGGTCAAGGGCGCCGCCCAAGGCGCCAACGGGCATGCCCACAAGTCGCCGGACCCGGCAGCGCCGTCCGACGCCAAGAAGCGAAGGGAGTAGCCTGGCCGTGGCGAGCAGCTCGCACGCCGGCGCCATCCGGATCGTCGTCAAGGCGGCCGAGGGCTTCGCCGAGAAGGTCGTGCGCAAGCTCGCGCTCGACATCGTCGCGAACCTGGTCGCAGCGCCCAGCGAGGGCGGCACGCCGGTCGACACGGGATGGGCCCGGGCGAACTGGCTGCCGCGCGTTGGGTCGCCTGCCACCGGCACGGTCGGCTCGCCTACCTCCGTCACGCGCTCGGCGCAGCAAGCCGGCCTGCAGCAAGTCGCGACGTGGAAGATGGGTGCAGGCAAGGTGTGGATCACGAATGCGGTTCCTTACATAGGAAGACTGAACGCAGGATGGAGCAAGCAGGCCCCAGCGGGCTTTGTCCAAGCAGCGATTCGTCGTGCAGTGGCGGAGCTCCGAGCATGACCCCTGAACGTGTGCGCGAACTGTTCGACTACAGAGACGGGAAGCTGTACCGAAAATCAGGACCTCGTGCAGGAGGCTCTGCGGGAAGCCCGAGTCGAAAACTGCAAGGGAGATGGACTGTCTTTGCTGATGGAAGTTCGCACTACAGGTCGCATCTCGTTTGGCTGTGGCACGGCAGAGAGCTTCCTGGACAGGTAGACCACGCAAACAGAGACGCTGCGGATGACCGGATCGAGAACCTTCGCGCGGCCACGGCGCAGGACAACAGCCGAAACTCGAAACGGCGAAGCACCAACACGCTCGGAGCGGTTGGCGTGGCAAGGACGCCAAAGGGGCGGTTTCAGGCTTTCGTTTGTGAGAAGAGCCGACAGGTCTACGTCGGCACATTCGACAGCGTGGAAGAGGCTGCCCGAGAGCGCGACAAGGCGGCCGCAGAGAGGTACGGCGAGTTCGCCGTGCTGAACTATGGACCGTGACCACGATCTCCCAAGCTCGCGAAGCGATCAACCAGCGCTGGATCGCCGGCTGGGGGAACCGAACGCCGTACACGTTCTCGAACGAGTCCTACAAGCCGGACACGCGGGCGTGGGCCCGGGTGACGGCACGGCACGAGTTCGGCAGGCAGGACACGCTCGGCGGGGAAGGCAACCGCAAGTTCCTCTACGGCGGGCGGCTATTCCTGCAACTCTTCACGCTGCGCGATCGAGGGACGAAAGAGATCGACGACCACGCGCAGTTCGCGAAGGACATCTTCGAAGGACGCAAGTTCGACGGTGTCTGGGTGACGCGCGCGGTTCCCCGCGAGCTGGGCGAAGACGGGCCGTGGCACATGCTGACGGTGGAGTGCGAGTTCACGTACGAGCAGGTCAAGTAGCGAGGTAGCAAACCATGGGACGAGTCCTCACCAACAACACGGCGTTGCAGATCGCGAAGGAAGCAACGCCCGGCGTGCTGCCTGCCTCGCCCACTTGGTTCGCTCTCGAGCCAAACGGGATCAA